AGGTTCACCCGATTGGAACTGAACACCGATGACATCACTATCACACTGCGTGGGTGCCACTGCATTTTTAGCAAAAATTTAGGAATTTTCCAGTTGGTAATGCCTACTATGGCTGTATTATTATTTAATGGTTTGTTATAGGCCAATTGGTTGACCATCTCATTAAAAGGTTTGCCATCTTTATCGTTGTCATATCTAAAATAAATTCCGACCGAATCAACAACGTTGTTGACAGTTAATGCAGTATTAAGTTTTTCCAGAATTTTCATGGATTTTTCGATGTAGTTGTCAAACACTATCAACGTAGGAAATCTTTGCAATTTTTGCAACGCACTGACAATTTCGGTCAATGAAAAATCTGTAGGACTAATGTAAACTTGTGATGTTGGTCTAACAGCAATTTTTTCCTCTAGTGACACCGCTGGTGTTTTTTGAAAAAAACTGTCAAAAATTTCATATTGAAACTTGATTTTTCGGTCCTCTAACAAAATATTGGTTTTGTCTAAAGTGCCAATGTCGTTCACTACTGAATTTTTCAAATATTCAGATCCGTTGACATCAATATAGATTTGATCATGATTTGGAGTTTTTAAGATATTGTCAATTTCTTGGTAAACTTCCAAAATTTCAGGTGAAATGTCAAAATTATGACCAGACACCAGATTGACTAAATTGTATAGATCTTTTTCACAATACACTATTTGCCAAACATTATTTTTGATTCTGATCAACGTGTTTGTTAAACTTCGTTTCTTTAACTCATCTAATTTTTTAGACAATGACTTGTTGTGATTGAAGCCTAATTCCAACAAATATCGGTCTTGACTTGGTGACTTGATCAAATGTAGATATTTGAAATATTCAATGGTTCTAAATTCATGACTCCACACAGGATTTTCCAATAGTCCTTGAAGGCTTGGAAAATGTTGATGATTGTCTTTGAAAATTTTCAACGCAAGATCAGCCTGGCGCTGTGTGAGATATACATTGTGTGCAATCTGTTTGGACAGACTGCTTAGAATTTCATCATTTCGACGATGTACATCTCGCAACGTTCTTTTTTGATAATATTCATTAAGGATTTGATCTATAGCATGCGTCATAGTACGATTATACACATGTAAAAATATTTTGTCAACTGATAAATGCATTAAATATCAATATAATATATTTTTACTATGACCCGAACAATATCAGTAGTTACCACGTTCCATAAAAAAGGCTATGAGGACTATGGCTCAAAAATGATTGATACATTTTTAGCCAATTGGCCGAAAACTGTTAAATTATTTGTCTATGCAGAAAACTGCCAAGTAACACAGTCAGCAGAAAATCTCACAGTGTTTGATTTGCATCAAGTATCTGAAAAATTGATGTGTTTTAAAAACAAATGGCGTAACGAGCCCAAAGCCAACGGTGACATTCGCAATGTGCCACGGTTGTCCAATCGAAAAGACAGCCATAAACCATTTAAATGGGACGCTGTGAGATTTAGTCACAAAGTCTATTCAATTTTTCACTGTGCAACAGTGTGCAATACTGATCTGTTGTTGTGGATGGATGCCGATATGATCTGTCACAGCAATATCAGCCATCAACAGATAGATAGCATGTGTAACCCAGATGCAGATTTGTGTTTTTTAGGACGTAAAGGTAAATTTTCAGAATGTGGATTATATTCTATGAATTTAACATCGGCTGCAACTCAACTGTTCTTAGAAAAGTTTCAATGGATGTATGATCATGCAGAAGACGGAATTTTTTTACAACAAGAATGGCATGATAGTTTTATTTTTGATGTTGTTAGAGCACAGATTCAGTTAAAAGAAGTTGACTGGAGTAGTCATCTCATAACAGGAGAGGGTCATCCGTTGATCAACAGCATTTGGGGTGCGTATCTTGATCATCTCAAGGGAAAAAGAAAAGAATACGGTAAAAGTCTAACTACCGATTTAAAAATAAAAAGAACAGAAGGATATTGGCAATGAAAAACAATTACACAATTAAGGGGATTTATAATGCGTGAACACTATGGATGGCAGTTTCCAAATTTTGAAACACACTTGCCAAAAATGTTAAAGAAAAGTGTAGACAAGGGTCTGCCTGCAGAGTATCAAGTTGAGGTAAGACGCCGCAGTATTGAATTATGCAAAACTAAAAATGTAGCACTAGACGTTGGAGCCAATGTAGGATTATGGAGTCGCGATCTTGTTAAAAGTTTTAATCATGTTATAGCGTTTGAACCTGTAGCAATATTTAGAGAGTGTTTAGAGACCAATATAAAAGGTGATAATTTTGAAGTGCGCCCTATAGCATTGGGGGATCAAGACACTACTGGTACTATGATTATTACTGAAGACAATTCGGGACATAGTCACCTCAATCCTGCCACTATGGGGACTGGTGATGTCCAAGTTGTTCGTCTTGACAAATTAAATTTTAATGAAGTTAATTACATTAAGGTTGACTGTGAAGGATATGAGTATCGTATCTTGCAAGGCGCTGAACAAACCATTCGCCGTTGTAGACCCGTAATAGTAATAGAACAAAAACCACATGATGCGTACAGTAAACAATATGGACAGTTTGCGGCAGTGGAGTTATTGCAATCCTGGGGTATGGTTAAATTGGATCAAGTACGTGATGATTGGATCATGGGTTGGTCAACAAATTCAACCGTTCTCTGATAAACATCCATGCTTGACCACTAGCCACTTCGTCATCATTCCAATGACACTGGCTAATTCTGTTAATCCAATCTGTTCTATCATGCAATACTGGAGTTGTAATCATCGACAGATCTGTATTGCACACTGGCCATGTCTGACTTTGCTGAGGCACAGGGTCAGTAACAAATACTGGAACTCCGTGTAATAAACTGGCCACACCCGGACTGCTGTTGAATGTCACTGTTGCCCAACAGTTTTCTAAATCTTGTAACAGTGAGGTATTGGTGCTAACTGAGTACAAATTAGAAAATTTTAAGTGTTGTTGCCTTTTATCACCGGGATGTTTTCTGACTACAATAGGTCTATCGGTAAATTTTCTAATTCGTGCCACTGTGTGATCAAGCCACTGTTGAACATCTGTACTACACATACTCCAACCACCGACACGCTGTAAACAGATCAGAATATGATTGCCGTTTGACCTGTAATCTTTCAACTGCAATCCCAACCGTTGGCTGATTGAATTCCATCGTTGTTGATCTATCTTGTTGTCAAAATAAAATCCAGTAGTGGGAAATATTCCATTTAAACTATATCTTAGATAATAGTTTGCCAGTTCAGCATTGGCAAACTGAAATAGATTACTGTCAATTACCACAGTGTTTTTATTGTTGTCAAGAATATTTCTTCGTAATTTTAAATGTGGTGTCGATAAATCATCGTGAACGAATCCTTGCATTACTGCAACGTCAGATTTACCTAGACCAAAATCATAAATGTATTGTACTTGATCTCCGCAGCGTTCAACGCCTTGACCAAATCTTTTTAACACTTGTAATTTTACATCACTTTTATTCTTGGGGATCGCTGCTAGATATATTGTTATTTTCATTTAATATTGACCACGCAAATCCGTTGCGAAATTCGTCTTGTGTAAATTGTGCATAACTTAAATGTGCGGCCCATTCTTCAACTTCGTCTAGAGTAGGAATTAGTGGAGTTTCGATCTCTGTGAGATCTTGTTTGCACAACCAGTGTGCAGCATTGGGTCCTGTGGTAAATGCCGGCTTACCTAACAACAGCGCCTCTGTGGCCGCAATACTGTTGAAAGTAACTAGGCAATGAACATCTTGTTGTAACGCACCGGCCAATGTATCTGTATAGATACGGTCAGTCCTGCTTTTTTTCAGTCTTATGACTATGGGTCGATCAGTATTGGCTCTGATCGTAGTTATGGTTTCTTCCATCCATTGATCTAAATCTAAATTGAAAAATGCCATGACTTTTGCACTGGGTGGACACATCAAAATATTTCTTCCGGGTCTGAATTTTGTTGGCGTAAACCCAGCGACTGCTAGCCTATCTCTGGGCCTATTCTCAATAGGATAAATGTTTTGTAAATGATTTTTTGTGCATCGGTGATAGATTTTTTTCTTGCCGTTGCCAAAATATCCAGTATCCAGATAATAAAAATCTCTTTGTTTTTCCCAGCAATCATAGATTTGTTTGCGTTTGGAAATTCCTCTAATTACTACTGGACGCATGCTATTTTCTGCTTTGACATATGTGGTAATTTGTCCACCGGACCCTACGACAAAATCATATAACCACGGGTCAAAAATTGCCCCTTTAGTGGCATATCTAAATTCACTATCAATGGCATATATATTATTATTGGTCAATTTATCTATTCCTTTGATTAGGTCTTCTCGAGCAGTTGCGTGATATTCACTGTTAGCATCAACTCTGTACTCTATTAATTTATCAATTATTTGATTTATGTCATCTGGTAAGGTGGCATATTTGTGAGGAGGGGGAGGCGGCAGTGTTTTTATTTTTAATTGTGTTTTTTCATATGCTGCTTTTTCACGTTCCCAGTTGGCACCGTACGCACAATTTACATAATTATCAAACCAGGGACCGCCCTCGGTGTAGTGTATAATTTTAGGTTTGCCATCTTCAGGTTCGTGATACCAATTGACCAACCAGTTGTACACTGTGGGCAATGCTCCAATTTCTGAATCTGGTAACCATTGAAATCTATGCAAGAAGGCACCAGTTTCCTCATTGACTATGTCTTTGGTCAACATCTTATTACTGGGGTGATCACAATTCCACAATATCACGGAACTCCAATTTTTTCTAGGATACGGATATTGTATTTTTCCGTCCATTTTCAGTTGTTCAGTGGGTGCATATTCATGCTGTACTACCATAACTGCATACTGGGGATCTGCTTGTTTCATGAGCTCTTCAATGCCCACTTGCCAAATAACATCACAATCACAGAACACTGCCCACCCAGTATAATCGGTAAGATGCGGAACTAAGAATCTAGTAAAGGTAAATTCAGTTGATCCTTTTTCGTCATCTGGTCGAAAATAATGACCCTCTGCTGTTAATTTTTTAATATTAAGAGGTACGACTTCTACACTGCCTGATCTTGATTCGATGCTGTGTTTGCACACTTTATAGGCAATGTCTTCTCGATGATCATAACCTACAAATACTTTTATAGGTTTTTGTTCTAAAATGTTTTCAATCATACCAATCTTTTAATTTTTGTTTTGCTGAGCCGTTTCGAAGTTCATTAACATGAAACTGTCCATAGGACAAATGACATGCCCATGCGTGTAGTTTATCTTGATCGACATAATACGGGTTTTCTATCTGACTCAGGTCTTGCAGTGCTACTGGGCTTGCAGCATTTGCTGGTGCTAATGTAAATGCTGGAATTCCATGAAAAACACTTTCAATTGCAGCCACACTGTTAAATGTTACCAGGGCAAATACATCGTTGTCAAGTGCTTGTTGCAATGTATCTGTCAAAGTTCTATCTTGTCTCTTAGGTGCTCGTTCTCTAATTTCAATCGGACGGTCTGTGTATTTTTTAATAGTATCAACTGTATCTTCAACCCATTTGTCTAAATCTATATCATAAAATTTACAAGGTTTTATGTCAGGTTTGGCTATTAATATTTTACGCCCGCCTTTCTTCCACGGCTTAAATTCTTTGTTGAATCGTTTTAATCGATCGTCTGGACGAGATATAATCTCGCCATGTTGTAGATTATTTTTAACAATTCTATGCCAATATTTCCACCCCTGTGGATTTGCCACAGTGCGTTCATTACCAAAATACCCAGTATCGATGTAATAAAATGTTCTATTGTCTTTCCAACATCTTTTCATTACTTTGTGTTTGAGAATGCCTCTCAATACTATGGGATCGTTACTAATGTCATAGTCAAAATGTTCGTCACTTACCACAGTGTCTTGACAACCTGAGGCAAACATGTTGACATAAGAATCTTCTCCATTCTTACTTACAAAGATCCAATTACTCATTTTCTTTCGATATCCTCTTCAATACATTTTTCACCGTATTGAATTTCAATTACACGTAATGGCTTGTCTGTTGGATTATGCAGTTGATGCCATTCGCCGATGTTAATAGTTTCTTGTTTGTGTAGTTTGATCTTCTCACCACCAATATCCCAATTTAACCCTGCATGGCCTTCGGCAACAAACCAAAGTTCGGCTCGATGTTTGTGCCGCTGCATACTTAGAGTTTTTCCAGGATCGACTGTTAGTTCTTTAACTTTAACAGTATCACCCACAGTGTGCAACACACGATAGTATCCCCAGGGCCGTTCAGTCTTGGGAGCTTTCCATTCTTGTAAGATCCAACTGCTAGAATTTTTTTTATCTTCACCACCCACACCGAATACAAATTCAATGTTGGCATCTTGAACATCCATTTCGGGAATGTTGTCTTTAGTTCGATCACCACCGTTGGCAAAAATCAAAGTGGCATCGGGATAATGAGATCGCACCTGTTGGATAAAATGTCGAGCAGAACCGTCTTCATCATCAAAGGTATAAACTTCATCTACCATGCTTAAATTATTAATGATGCACAGGCGTTCGTTCCAGGGCATAAATGCCGCGCCTTTTTTACGTATGAGCCATTCATCACTGTTTAGTCCAACAATGAGCATATCGCCCAATGTTCGTGCGGCTTTGAAGTAGGCAATATGCCCAGAGTGGACAGGATCAAACCCGCCGGTAACTAATACTATTTTTTTCATAGTACTATTTACAGTGTAGCATCTTCCATTCCTGCAACTCTGAGTTTGACAATGTTAGTCAACTGCCATTGTTTCTGATCAAGTGCTTTGGTAATACCCAGCCATTTATTACGCAACAAAGCAAATTCATTGATAATTTTTTCAAAATCGACAACATCGGCTTCGCCTTCTACATATCGATCACAATCTCTAGAACTCAACGCACGTTGATAGTTTTCAAGATATTTTCTAAAATGTTGGCTCTTGAGTCGGCGACACTCAATGTTGAGATATTCTAAGATTGCTTCTATTTCTTGTAATTGACTATATCGTTGTTCTACCACACCGGGCATTGAAGCGGCAGCCTTTTCAATGTTACCAGTGATACGACACTCATTTCTGGCCGCAGTTAATTCTATTTCATAATAATCCACCGCGTCCGGAATACAAGAAATATCTTTGCTAATCTTAGAATACCAACTCATAAATTAATCTTCATCCGATTCCGAATCTGCATCCCAATTATCTTCTTCGAATCCCTCTTCTTCATCAGAAGTTTCGTCAAGATAATATTCAATAGACTTATCTAAAATTTCATCATGTCCTGTAGCCATTTCTAATGTTGCATCGTTTACACCATAGTCGGCCAACAATTCAACATATCGATCAGCCACAGTATCTAAAATTTTTTTATCAATGTATTCTTTAAATAAAAGCCATACATCTGCGATTTGATTGTCATTCATGCTCAAAGATTTCTCCAGTTTCTTCATCAACGTTCATTGGTACTGCTGCCACTGCAGGAACATCATTGAATTCTGTCATGACTCGATCGAGGCATCCTTCTTCATTACGTTCCCACTCCTTACGATACATTTTGATTTCTGTACCATCCGTTGAAACGTATTTAAGTCTGTTGCCATCTTTTGTCAAAATACCTTTTGCCTCACACAGGTCAGTAAGACCACTGTATGGACTCATACCTGTTGCATAAGGAATCTCAACTTGAACTGATTCAAATGGCTTTGAATAACGTGTTTTCATAATCTTACAGGCTGCACGGATACCGTTAACAGTGGTAGTTTTATTTCCATCTGCATCTGTCTTTAGTTTCAACTTACGCATGGCAACTACAATACTGCTGGCATAGATGAAGCCTTGTCCGCCTGAGATTTTATCATCTGGATCAAACATGTCCTGACTTGCGTATGTGTGATTAGTACAAACTAATCCAACATTATAACTACCAAACATATTAACAGAGTTGCGTACTAACGATGTAAGTGCTTTAGGTTTACGACCCATATCACCTTTCATCTCGCCTGCTTCAAACTGGTTAACGTCTGTAGGTGTCAACAACATACCCAATGAGTCAATCACAAACAATACCTTGGGACGAGTTGTTTCATCCATCACTTTGTACTCTTTCATGAACTCACTGATAGTTTTTGCCACATCGTCGATCATGGCCATGTTAAGTTTCAACAACTTATCTTCGCTAGTATCTACGCCAAGTGCGTGTAACCATTTTTCGTCAAGTGCGTTCTCGCTATCAACTAACACTACATAAATGCCTTGTTTTTGAGCGGCTTTGATAAGATTGCCCGAACAGATATAACTCTTACCTGCACCTGATTCTCCGGCAAACACTGTGACTTTGCCAAGTGGCACACCTTTGTTAAAATCACTGCTGATTAAATAATTTAGAGCATAGTTGCCTGTACTGATCCAATCTGTAGGAT